AGTAGAAAAAGTGTTTCCCTACTCAGTGGGAATTTACCAACTTTCACCTAATTTTATTGAGAAAGGTTATGAACTCCAAGAGCAGACGCTTCACCAAATACTTGAAGCATCTAAAACTAAATTCTGGCGAGGATATACAAACGCAAGTCCAAATGGAATCCAAACACTTACACCCCCTAAATGGTTCTAATGAATCAGACAAACCACATTTTGAAGTCATGGACATTACACCAGACATGGCAAAAAAAATTCTTACTCACAGAAACAAGAACAATAGGGGTCTTAAATATACCAACCTCGCAAGACTTACCAAAGCTATTGAGAATGGCGAATGGAAAGTAACAAATCAAGGCATAGCTTTTGATAAAGATGGCAACTTAATTGATGGTCAGCACAGACTTGCTGCCATATTGCAGAGCCGCAAAACTGTGAAAATGCTAGTTGCAACAAACATGGATTCTGGGATCTTTGATGTTGTAGATACTGGATCTAAAAGAACCATTGGTGATGCTTTAGATATTCTTGGTTCTGAAGATGGCCGCACTATTTCTGGAGCTTTAAAAATTACCTATTGTTACTATCATCATCCAGACAGGACATGGGGTGGCAACTCTATCTCCATGCCCTCTGCACCTGAGATAGCAAAAGTTTATACAGAAAGGCAAGAAGAGATTGAGGCTTTGCTTTCAGTAATTAAAAAGAAACGCAAGAATTTTAAATGTTTTTCAAATAGTCTTGGATTAGCTGTTACCTTGCTTTGCATGGATGCGGGCTGGTCTGATATACAACTTTGGGAGTTCTGGGATGCTGTAACTGTTGGAGCAAATTTATCTCCTGATAGTGTAATTCTGTCTTTTAGAAATCAGCTTTCAGATCCTTATTTTAGAAAGAGGCATTATGGGACACAAAGATACATCCTTAATGCTTTTATAAAGTGCTTTAACCAGTATGTGCAAAATGAACCAATGGTGAAATTTGTTGCACCAAAACATGACACTAAATTGTACAAGGTACAAAAACCAAAAAAACAACAAACATCAATTTTAGAGGTGATTAAAAAATGACAATCTCAATAATGGAAAGGCCAAATCTTGAGAGCATTATTCAGCCATCAGACGTTTATGAAAAAGCTGGCCGCAAATACTGTAAATGGTCAAGAATTGCATATTATTTAAATAATCATGCAAAAGGCTGGAATTTCCAGCTAAAACTCAACTCAGAATCGCCTACAAGCCCCTCGTTTTTTGATGCGGTATGGAAAGCACCTGACGGAACTGGCTATTTGATGTGCTATTTCACAGATCCAAACGGCGGTGAAACTGGTTTGTTTCCCTATGCCATCATGGACAATCGCAACAATCCGATCAAAATTGACAGGATTTCTGCAAGGGACGTATCAGACTCACACCGCAGAGCTTTGGCCGCTTGTGCCGCTTTTACCTTTTCTCTGGGTTATGAGCTTTGGGCTTTTAATGAAGTTGCTAGTGCAACTGAACAAGAAAAGTCACACAAAGAGAAGCCACACAAAGCAAGATCAGCCCAACCTATCCAAAATGTCTTTATTGCTGCTAAAACAGCTATAGAAAAAGAAACAGACTTAAAACGGTTGTTATCGCATGAAACAAATTTAGAAGTGCGATATACTCAAGGAAAAATCACTCAGGACGAATATACGGTTCTTAGTGATTTAGTTACTACTAAAAAAACTGAACTAGCCTAATGACAGTAACTGAAACCCAGTACTTAACTACTCAACAATTAGCAGAAAGGTATGGGCTTAGTCCTAATACCATTAAAAGTTGGCGGGCGAGAGAATATGGCCCTGAGTATTATGAGCTTCCTTTTGTTGCTTTTGGTACTCCTAAAATTAGATACCAACTACACAAAGTCCTCGCATGGGAAGAGGCAAATGAAATCACCCCAATCAAACCTTTTTAACAATGACAAACACCCCTGCTTTTTTTGCAAAAGTACGATTTACAAAAAACAACAGCACCAAAGAAAACTCACCAGATCAAAACATAGTTATTGATTTTACCTGTGAAGAGGCTGACAAAGCTGCAAACTGGTTTGCTCAAGCTGCCGTAAATGCAAAAATGGATGGCACAAAAATTCGTGTCTATAAAAGTAAATCAGATTATGATGAGGTTGCTGGATTTTCGCTTTGGGGAGGCATGTGGGGCAACTCTGGCAGAATACAGCCTATGCCTCATAAAGAAGCCTCTGAAAGGACTGTAGATGTACAAGCGAACCAGCCCGAACTACCAGACGATCTTCCTTTCTAAATTATGAAAACTATAACTTTTCCTGTTAATCCTTACATAGGGCAAATCTTTTATTCACCAGATACAGAAAAAACTTTTGAATTTTTAGAAGTGACAAGGACAGATGAATTAACTGGGATAGTTGAAGAATCTGGAGTTTGGTTTGACATTACAGACGAAGATTTAATTCCTTAGAGGCATGACACTTTAGTTCCAAAAGGTTATCGCTGCTCTTTTACAATTATTTGGCCCATTGCCCTCATAGCCATATAGGTAGTAATTGTGAAAAGACATGAGTTCCCTTCGAGGATTGCTAAGTGGGCAAAAGGTTAATCCCTAATAGGCTTAGTGATAAGCATAACAGTCTGTAAGTCCTCTATTTTTTATTAAATAAAACATACATTAAGCGGCTAATAAAAGTCGCTTTTTTTTTTGCTTTTTCTGCTTCCAATTTAAAAATTAAATCTTGCTGGTCACAAATTATTTCAAGGGCCATGCTTATAAAATGCCCTTGTTTACTTGCTGTTTTTAATAAATCAACAGCATACATTTTTACCTCATTAATATTAGTTTCTTTTTCTATTACGTTTATTTGTTTTTTCATTTCAAACTCTTCTTCAAGAGTCATCTTAGAATTTAAAACTTTTATTATCTGTTTCATTTGACTGGAAAGAGTTTTTCTTCAATCATCTTGACTATGGCATCATCAACGTCATTATCTGATTTTGCAGCTAAATCTTGTAAGAGTGACAAACAGGCTTTGCGTAAAGATTCTGACTTTCCAAACTTGATGAAAAGATTTATTAGAAATTTTGACATTTGTTTTGGTGTATTTTTTCAAACATACCAAAGATTATTGAATCTTGCCTTCTAACCGACTAACAGTTTCACTTAGTTTATTAAGTCTAAAATAAATATCTCTAATATCTCTCTCTCTTTTATTGCTCATATTAGATAAAGTCATTGCTACGGCTGTAATTACAGCACCTATTAATGCGGCTTGTACTTCTGGCATTGCTTTAATCTATAATTATGCCTATTATTGCTAATAAAACCTTATTATGGCAGAAAAAATAGCCGAAAAAGAGCAAAAAATACAACAAACAGAGGATGAAAAGCCAGATTATCAAGAAAAAATCACCTTTTTAGTTTCTACAGTTGCACAAGGTTTTATTTTAACTTGGTGTTTATTAGTTTTATCTCTTGGGTATGTAAAACTGCCTAATAAACTGTTTGGTTTGGACATACCAGACCAGCCTCGTGTTGATAGCACTTTTGCTGCTGGATTATTAGGTAACATACTTGGTGGACTCGGTATAAGTGTTAATGCAGCACAGGGAGCAAAAAAGAAAAAGAAAGAGGGTGAAAATGGTCTTAATACTAACAGTCCTAATGGCTATCAAACACTTATCATAAAACAACCGCTTGAAATAATTGCAAGCAAACCAGAAGTTGTTAAAGTTGACCCTACTAAATCAAAACCATGAAAAAACTGCTACTTATTGCCTGTTTTATGCTCCCTTCAGCCGCTTTTGGGGATGTAATACACAAAATGACGAACAGCATACAACTTACAACAGATGGGGCTTATAGTATTGGATCAAGAGGGAGTTCAACGTATTCAGTATCAGGAAATAATATCAAAGTTTCAGATAGTGCAAGTTTTGGCGGTTTGACTGCTGGGAGTAATGGGGCAGCCGCAACAATGACAAATGGCACTTATGAAATGAACACTGTAGGCTCATCATTTTCATTAAGCGAATCTTTTATAGAAGGTGATGACGTTTATGCAGTGGGAAGCGGTGTTGATGTAACTGCTGGTGTTATAACAGATCTTCCTGTTCTATCAACAACAACCTCTTATTCTGGTGGTGTAGCTGGATCTCTGGCTGGCACTGTGGTTAGCAATGGAACTAATACTTGCACTGCTGGTGGGGCTGGTACAACGTGTATTGGTCAATTTGTGACAGAGTTAAGCATATTGGATTGATGAAATGGTTTGTTTATTCTTTTCTGTTTTTATCTAGTCCTTTATATGCAATGCCAGTGGTTCCAAATTTTACTCAGGGGTCAGCTTCAAGCACCACTCGAACAACGACTAATATTTCAGAACAGATCCGCACTATTGAATTTTCTGGGTCAACTTACTCGGTATCTGGGGCTGGTGTTACTACTGATGGCGAGTCTATCAATCCTCAATATACTGATTTACAACAGACATTAAATGGTGAGACATATACATGGCAGCAAGTAGATCTAAACAGCAGACCAAATTACAAATTAAATCAAGCTGGTGGGGCTTTCCAATTTACAGAGGTTTACAAACAACCTTCGGTAAGTCGAATAACCGACCTTTCAAGGCAGATCACCTCAGAGTCTGTAACAGAAACAACTACTATATTTTCCCAGTGATAGCAAGCCTTTTAGGGCAACCAGTATTTGCTAATGTGTCTCAAACATCTGCGCCAGTAGCACAAAGTAGTTCAGCAGTGTCTAATCAAGCTGTGCAAGTTTTAAATGGAAATTTAATAGAAAATCAATATGGAAATGGTGTTGTTTGCCAAACAAGTATGCTTACAATTTCTCCATTCATTACCTCAACATTTAACCAAAAGCGACCTCAGGACTTAAGATATACGACCCCTGTTTATAACATGGCTACAGATGACAATGGCAACTTAACTAATGCTGGTGAAATTTTATACAATCAGGAAAACTATTCTGCAAACAGGGATTCATTAGGGGTTAATTTTGGTATTGCTGCAACTTTTTCAATACCATTATCTAATAAATTTCAAAATAATTGCTTAAGGTCAAGTTCAACAGAACAAAAGATAAGAGAACAAAAGCTTGCAAATATGCGATTAGATCACGAATTGGCAAGACTCAAAAATTGTGGTGAATTAAAGCTTTCTGGTATATCGTTTTCTGTTGACTCTCCATATTATGAAATTTGTAAAGATGTTGTGGTACAAGCAAAGATGGGGCAAGTTATACCACATACACACAAACTATATCCACAAGACAAAAAATAGACCTTTGAGAATGGCCTGTAAGCCACTCTTATTCTTTCTTGCTTGTCTTAGTACCCTTTGATTTCAGACGTTTTATAATATTCTTAACAAGAGCTTTTACAGCCGAGGCTATTAAAGGGCTTGAAGCCGCAGTAATAGCAATAATTGAAGTATTAACAAGCAAAGGAGTGCTAGGTATCCATTTTTCTCTAAATGAACTTTGTGCGAAGACCTCATAGCAGATACGTCCATCTTCAGAAAGTTTGTGGCCTACCACTTTCTCTAATTTTAATTCATTAGCGTAGTTTCCAATCCTAAGATTTGTTTCATTAGGACATTCAATAAAAAACTCTTTTTCTTTTTTCTTGTTTGGTATTTCTGGCTTTACAGCCTTCATATAAGAAGGTGGTGAGATATTGGTATTTTGCGGTGGTGTCGAATATACAAAGCTGTTAGGTGTCCACTGTAAGGGCTCATAACTTGGCATCTTTACACCGCACTTAATTACAGTGCCATTTTCATCAACATCAATTAAATTTATTAAATTATTTCTGTGAACTTTTACACAGCCAGCATAATTAATTATTGGTTTTGGTACTTTATTTATTACAGGAACTTCAAACTGCCATGCTTTTATCTTTGGTATTTGTATTTGATTAATATAAACCTGTGGTATTTCCAATTACAAACCTATTTGTTTTGGTATAGCAAATGATTCACCTGTAGTTTTTGGTAGGGTGTTTTTCATAACATCAGGTAATTTTTTTTGCAAATCGCCAATTAGTTTGTTTTTAATCGTTCTTTGAAATTCGGGGGATGTTACATACCTATAACCCATGTACCCTCCGCCTATAACTGAAGATACCATTATGAATGAGAGAATACTCAAAATTTGACAAACACGATTAAGCATTATGTTAAAAGAAGTTCTTAATAAAATGGTAGCACCACTTACATTTATGACGCTACTTCTTCTGGTTGGGTTGATGCCTTTGTATCTGATGGCTGCAATGCTGCGGATGTCTCTTGAGTCTCCAAAATCTGCTGTTCCAAAATCTTCATTGCACCAGTAATTTCATGGTACGCAATGCTTAACTGGTCACGTTCCAGTGTTAGTTGTTTTAACTTTTCCTGTAAATCCATAATTATTCGTAAACTTTTTTACCTGTGACAATAGCAGCATCTATGGCTGTAAAATCTTCAGTTGTCCAGATAGAGGTTGTTTCATCAAGTTTTTTATAAGCCTTAATAATTTCAAGATGCTCTACGTTTCTTTTTATACGATCTTTCCATTCTGCATCTGTCTCACCAACACTTGCTGAAGTATCTGTATTTATTAAGGTGACGCTATCACCAGCAGCAGAGAAAATAGCTGCAATTTCATCTGCGGTTCTTTCTTCCATAATAAAAAATTAATTTACTTATAGTTTACCCTGCTTCGAGGGCTGTGACTTTTGCTGATAGTTCCTTGATTGCATTAATCATGTGCCAAAACAACTCATCAGTATCTACACTTTTAACACCTCTTTCATCTGTCGTTACGCAGTTTGGTGCAACAGCTTCTAATTCCTGTGCAATAATTCCAATTTGTGTTTCAGTTTTACCTTGACATATTAAAACTTGATGGACTCCATCTGCATTAGGAAATTCTTTCATATTTACAGTATCATCTGAAGTTACAGGAGAACCATCAGAATATTGTTTATATTTAAAGTTTCTAACTATTACGTTATCAATAATTGATAAACCAACTGTATTTGTGATTATATCTTTTTTAAGCCTTTCATCTGAAGTTTGAGACCAAGTAGAACTATTATTACCTTGATAACAATTACCACTACCATCTCCATATATCCAAGTGGCAGCATTACTCATTCCAGTACTATCTCTAGCTATATAAAGTTTATTATCACCAGTAGAAACTTGAAAAAGTCCAGCAGCAGTACCAATACAAACATTACTACTACCAGTCGTAATAGAACTTCCTGCTCTTCGACCTAATGCAACATTACCTTGACCAGTTGTTATTGATTGCCCAACATCCCTTCCAACACCTGTATTATTATTACCTGTTGTAACTGCTTGAAGAGATCCACGACCCACTGCTGTGCAATCTCCCGCAGTTGTAGATAATCCTAAAGCACTAAGACCTATCGCAGTGTTAGCACTACCAGAAGTATTAGAATCTAAAGCATTTGCACCCACAGCAACATCTTCCGTACCAGATGTGTTTGCAAACATAGCTTGTAAACCAATGGCCGTATTATTACTAGATGTCTGGTCTGAGTCTAAGGCTCTCCAACCCAAAACAGTGTTATTAATCCCAGCCGTGATTTGCCTTGCTGCGTTATAACCCACAGCAACATTTTGACTACCTGATGATAAAGCTGTTAAAGCATTTGCACCCAAAGCCGTATTTTGAGCACCAGTCGTATTATTTTTTAAGGCTGAATAACCAACAGCAGTGCAAGTACTATTTGTAGTTATTTTGCTTAATGCTAAAGCCCCCACAGCCGTATTTTGTGATGCCGTTGTGTTGTCATTTAGAGCATCTCTTCCAATTGCAACATTGTTAGTACCTGAGGTGTTCGCTTGTAAAGATTGATGACCAACAGCAGTATTGTCATTTCCTGTATTGGCATATAGTGCTAATTTACCTATCGCAACAGTATTATTACCAGTCGTTACTGAATAACCAGCATTTTCTCCAATTGCTACATGGCTTTCACCTGTAGTTAAAGAATATAAACTATCTCTACCTATGGCTACTGAACCGCCAACACTACTTGAGCCTGTAAACGCTTGTAATGCACCTTTTCCAACAGCAACACTATCACTGCCTTGGGTATTTTGGCCTAAAGCATCTACACCAATAGCTACATTATTATTTCCTGTGGTGCTTGCGTCTAAAGCTAAAGCACCCAGAGCACAGTTACTATGTCCAGTCGTGTTTGGTGCTAATGCTGCTTTTCCCACCGCAGTGTTATTAGAAGCCGAAGTATTTCTCCGCAAAGCTGAATCACCTACGGCAACATTAGTGCTGCCAGTAGTTGTATCTTCTAATGCGAACAGTCCAATTGCCGTATTTTCATCACCACTTGTTATATTATTTCCTGCATTTTGTCCGAACAAACTGTTGTCATTTGCATCAGTCCCACTGAAACTAGCACCCGCACCTGTTCCAGCTACAGTATTTCTTTGAGCATCACTTGTTACACCTCCACCACCATCTGCAAATTCTAATTGGCCTATAGCAGTTGAACCCGATCCAGATATACTTTTTACTTTTAAAAATTTATTTGCAGCAATTTGATTATCAGGCAATTTTATTGTGTAGGACTGACTAGCTGAATGATCAGGTGATTCAAGTTTTACACCATGACTATTTTGTGAGCAGTTAAGTTGTACTTTTCCATTAGTGCTACTTCCATCTCCCTTTACCTCTACCACACCAGTTCCATTTGGATTTAATTTTAAATTTCCATTAGATGTAGATGTATTTAACTCAAACGCTTGCAAATCAAGGTTGCCTCCAAGTTGCGGGGAAGTGTCGTCAACTACGTTTGATATTCCACTTGCACCACTTAACGAACCCCAAGCACCATTGTTATAGCCTTCAAACTGGTTAGTTGTAGTGTTATGACGTATCATTCCAACAGCAGGACTTCCATCCCTCTGTGCTGTCGTTCCACTAGGTAATGTTATTGAAGAAGTCACATTGAATGTTGCTCTTGCAGTAAAAGTATTTGCAGTACTTAAAGAAGCATGACCAAAATTTGCAAGACTTACATCACCTAAACTTACAAAGGCATTATTAGCAGCGTTTCTAATTTTTAAAGTATTACCATCAATATGTGGAACGTATGCTGCAACACCTACAGACATTTCACCAGAACCTTGATTAACAGTACTTAATGCAGCAATTATTTGATTAAGTTTTGTTCTAACAACAATTCCTGTTCCATTATCAACGGTAAAACCGTTACCTCCCGTATTATCAACTCTTGCCATTTAAAAAAACAGTAATTTTTCTTAGTATATCTGTTTTATCCACCTTTACCAAACCCAACAGCAGTAAAGTTAAAGTTTCGATTTATTGAAGCACCAGAACTATTTTTAAAATGCACAGTAAAACCTGTCGAACTTACATTTGTAAGAGTGAAAAAATCACCGCTTGCAAGATCAGTTGCTGTTATTCCAACAGACGGCAAATGTGAATTTGCACCTAATAAACTGCTAGTACCGACAAAGAAAGGATGGTCGAAGCTTACATTTTTAGCACCAGCACCAGAGGCAATAGCTGTTGCACTTTGTTCTGTTCTTCTCTGCAAACTGGCAGTATAACCTAATTCAGTAACTTGAATATCTTGTGCTGGATCTCCAGAAGTTAATTTTGCTCTAAATTTAAAGCCCCTTCCTCGATAAGTTCCATTTGCAAACTTTTGAAAATCTGTATAAGTTGGCGAACCAGAACTAGGATCATCAGTAGTAACTTTTACAAATATATCTGCATTTACATCAACACTAGCAGTACCGTCAAAGTCCTGTAAATCATCAATTAAACCTCTACTATCAATTAAATCATTTGGGTAAATAGCTTGTGATTTTATATGTTTTTTAAGATCTAGAGCAAAAATACCTCCTAAATCTAAAAATGTTCCACCAGCAGAACCACCGAAATCATAAGTGCCAGAAGAACTAACACCACCTAAATCATCAAGACTAGCCTCTGAATCAAAATCGGTTATATTATCAAATTGACCTGTACCACTAAGATTTATAGAATTACTATCAGAGTCAAAATTTACATTAGTTTTAGTCCCTTGAAACTTAGGGTTATCTTGATCTTCACGTCTTGTTTGTGTGATTAATGCTGGTTGTGGGTCAGGTGGGTCAATAATAACGGAAGTTTCCCCTGTACTAAATCTTTGACCGTCATCTTGTGCTTTTAAAATTACTTCCCCAGCCAAAATAGGTATTTCAGCAGAACTTGTATTACCAGAAACAGCAGTAACAAGGTCAGTTGCATTTGAAAAAGTGCCATTTCCAGTTGTATCTGGTGTGTGCCTTATAAAGATACGTCCCCCTGCCAGCACGTCTGCCTCTGTAACAGGACTCCATCTAAGCCTTGCAAGTTTATCTGTTAATGGCTCGTAAGTAAGTCCTGTTATGTCTTGTGGTGGGGCTGTTTTACCAACAGCATCAAAAGTAAGTTGTGCTGGTGACCTACTTGGTTCTCCAATGCCATTAAAAGAAAATACTCTAAATTCATACCTACCAGCTTGACTATTTACAATTTCAGCATCACTTGAAACTGTATCAATTTTAAAGAAACTCCCATTGTCAACCCTGTAATGAACTTCATACCTACTTGCCCCTTGCTGTGTCTGCCAATCAAGTAAAATTTTTGCAACAGCTTTATTATTAATAATTACAATTTTTTCTTGTGCAGAAAGTCCCTCTGGTGGGTTTAAAATAATCGTTAACGCTGTTGTATTTCTGACAGGCAAAGCTGCCCCATCCTCAACAAAAGCATATTTACCCTCATTGTGCTCAAGTGCAGTAATTGAATAAGTTGTATCATCATTTTCACTTACTGAAATGACTCTCCAAGAAGTTGTCTCTAAATTTGAACTTTCTAAAATATAAGGTGCATTTACATTTGGAGTTGTACTAAATGCTGATGAAACAGTTATTGTTGTTCCTGTAACGCTGCTGATGTTTTTAGTTTCAACTGTGCCGTCAGGCATAACTATTGATATAGTTGGGCTGTTTGAAGTTGGAATATCTGTAGAATCTGAATTATCTAATACAACTACAGTTGTGCTTGTTACAGAAGAAAGCAAGCCGCCTCTTCTCACACCAGCTTTTAAAGAATCTGCAATTTCAATAATATCTCCACATCTTACTAATACACCAGCAGCCGAGGTTGTTGCAAAAGCACAAGTTTCTCCAGAATTTTGTTCATTAAATAAAAACCATTTACCCAATCTTGCTGCTTGCGCCCTTGAAGTACAAGCAAATGCTTTTATTGTTTTAGTTACAACTCCATATTTTGTTTGTGTTGCTGCGTCAGCTTCAACAGTTTCAATATCTAATTCTTGTGTAACCATGTCAAAATATTGAACATTAATTACTGTATGCCTTGTTTTTAAACTTGAACCATTATAAACAAAACCATCTTCAGTAATATTTGAATTATTAAATATGTATTTTGTTGGTTTACCTTCAGCATCTTGGGAAATAGAAACTGAACCCGCAGCAAAAAAAGCAATTGCCCTCATAGAACCACATAAAGCATTAATAAGATTAAATGCTTCGGATTGTTGAGTTATGTTTACGTTGCAACTAAATCTTGGCTCAGTACTACCATCACCATTTCCAGCATCTACTAATGCCCCACAGTATTCACTCACAGTTTTAAAACTAAATTTATCAAGGGAAGATTCTGCAATATTGCACCCAAAGCGTTCAGAAATCAAAAGATCGTAAAGTATCCAAGCTGGGTCAGAACACCACTCTTTACTAGCCTTAAAAGTACCATTCCATGTACCAGAATAAGTAAGATTGCCATGAGTAGCATTTACTGTTGCATTTGAGGGAATTTTAACCTTTATCCCTCTTATTCGATACCGCCTATTTGGTATTCTTGGGAATTTTTCAGCACTAAAACGTAAGGCTGTATGAGCAGTATTTGGATATGCGTTCTGCTTCATTATTATGTTTGTAGCAGAACTAAACCTAAAAGCATTTACAGTATTTGCATCTGTACTATCTGCTGTTACCCTTTCAACTCTTATCTGTACAGGAAAAGATGTGCCACTCGCTAAATTAATTAAATAGTCTCTAAAATATGCATTTGTTGATCTACCTTTTACAGTGTCATCAACTGCTGTAGTTGTTGTTCCATCATTTTCAATAATTTTAATTCTTAATTGCACCTCTGTTCCATCAATACCACCTTCATCATTAAAAAATTGCATGGACGGAAATTGCAAGGTAACTCGCACCGCATTAATTGTTGATTGACTAACTGTATGTGTAACAGGATTTGAAGTTGTAACTTCTGTACCAATTCCAACTTCTGTTTCAATATTTCTAATTCCAGAAATAAATGTTTGATTTGCAGTACCGTCCCTAAAATCAAAGCCAACATCTTGAAAATTAAAATCACTATCTTGAGGTGAAGTTACACTTGCAGCCGCTTGTAAAATTGGTGTTTGATTTAAAAAAATATCTTTTTTAAAACTATTTATATAAGCTGTTGATGTTTTATCTGTGATGCCATTTTTTGACGCTGTTGCACTTCCTTCTATTTCTCCCTCAGACAGTAGCTCTACTATCGTATTAAACTGCTTGGAAGATAATGCACCACTTGGCAAATCAGGATTTGAAAAAGTAGTGCTTTGGTCAAATTCTTTTATAGTCATCAGTTTGTCCCCTCTACTTGAACTGTATCAATTCCATTTGATACAACAATAGAACCGACCAATATTTCTCCATAAGCCAAGTTAACTGGAATACCAGCCTGACTAATATTTGTCAGCCCTGTAAATGAATAATTACTTGCCAATGCTGATGGGTCTAGTGGGTCTTGCCCTGAGTCTCTATTTCTTGTGTCTTCTTGTGGCGCAAGCAAATTGTTTATCCCTTTTTGTATTAAATTTAAAGCGACATAAGTTAAAACGTATTTTATAACAACCTGTTTAACATATTCTTTAGCTGCATATTTTAAAGCTAAACCAATAATTAACGTAAAAAAGTTTCCATGAACTAAAGGTATAATTTTTATTTCTTGTTCTGTTCTTATATTTAAAAAATCCTTTGTTATTGGTTTATCGCCTACTTTTACACAAAAAAGTTGTTTAGTCATTTTCTCCTCAAGACCCTTAAAATTACAAAATAAAAAACTAAATGCTTCATAAGGTGAATTTACATCAGCCATAAATTCACTTTGGCCTGTATATTTTTTTAAAAACCCATAAACTTTTATTTTTTTAAGCATCTTTTTCGGGTTGAATTACAATCATTTTATCTAAATCTGGACAAACAAGATAAAAAGGTATTTGTATTGAATTACAACTTGCAATATCTTCAAGAGAAAATTCTAATACGTTTTGAGGATGTGAATGTAAAATACCTACAACTTCTCCTTTATCTTCTCCATCTGCAAAATCAAAAGGGTCAATAACAAAAGAATTAGCTTTAAATTCATACGCTACATTTTTGCATCTAAAATATTCAAACCCTTTCTCAGTTTTTAAAAATAATCCACAACATTCATTTGGTGCTTCCTCTTTAGCGTGTGCTATAGCTTGCAATTTACAAGATTCATTCATATTTAGTTTACAAACGTCCCAACACCTTCAAAATCTTTTCTTGTAACCTGTCTTGCTGGTACTTTTTTATTTTCCATATCAAGTCTATTAACTAATTCAAATGAAACAACATTTCTACTTTCTTGGATTTTTCTATCAATAAAATGTATTTCTTTGGGAAATTCATTTGAACTTGGTGTGCCAAATGGATTTGTACCACCACTAAAATTAGAAGCATCTAAAGCATCAGCAGTAAGAGTTCTTCTTGTTACTTTTGCATCTAATAAATCGTTATGTGGCGTCACTAAATTTACTAAAAGCAATAAATCTGTAACTCTTATAACAGAGCCTAATCTTGTAATGCCACCTAAATTACTCATTACTAATGTAGGTCTAGGGATTTTTCCTTCTCCATTGTATTCATAACCTTTTGTCTCAATTGGGAATCTTTCATAAGTGTTAGTTTGCCACACAATATTTGCATAAGTACTAATATTTCCACCAGAATGAAATCTAAAAATAGTAGGAACATTAGTTGGATTTCCTGTTGCATAATGCAAACCCTCTACCAATTCCAACTCAAACAGTTCAATAATTGAATTTGGATTTATTTTTTGTAATTCAGAATGTGGTATTGCCATTAAGCCTCGAAAACTTCCTCAAATGTTAAATTCATAGTGACTCTGTTATTAACTGGTATAGAGGCACTTCTTCTGGTGCATTTAAAATTTCTTGCAGATGATTCACCTCCTATTGTGTACTGAAACGCATCTTGATCGTCAAAACGTGCATTAAGAAAAGTATTTATTGTATTTGCATCAGTCTGTGAAATATTAAAAACTAAAGTTACAACATGGTATCTTTTGTTTGCTGCAAGTCCTCTAACTAATCTTTGTTCATATCCATCACCAAGTTTTACAACGATATTATCTTGTTCAATAGTTTGAGTTTCACCGTAAGCTGGTTTTATTGATGGAAAAGTTGCCATTATGATAATAAACCTCCATTACGTTTTTCTCTGACAAGTGTTTCTTGCACCACAAGAGCTATTGTTTGACCAAGCTGTTGTGACATTGCATTATCACCTTCAACTGAGCTACCAGAGGCATCTACTGACACATTAACAATATTAGTAATACTGTCTCCACCTCCTAATTTGTTATTTGGAATTATTGTACCAGCAGAATTTGGAATAAAGAGTTCTGGGCCACGTTCACCAACCAATGAAGCTTTATTAACAGGTGGCCTGCCTCCATCTGCAAATAGACCTCCGATAATACCGCCTATTAAACCACCAATACCTTTTTTTTCTTTACCTTCAAAACCACTTTGAAAGCCTTTAAACATTTCATCAAGTGCCAAATCAAGTAATTTATTTTTTATTTTATTTAATACATTATTCATTGCATCACCAAAAGATTGAGCTCCAGTTATTGCGTCCCGAAGATTATTTTTAATACTTGATTCAATTTCCTCACCTACAGCAGCCATTTTTTCCTTTAATTTGTCAGTTTCCTCTTGTTTTTTCTTAATTTTTTCTGCACCCTCTTCAAGTTTTTTATTTTCTTTTTCTAACTTTAAAATAATATTTGCTAATTCTTCGCCATACTTCTCTGTTAGTTCTATTCTTCTTTGTTCTTGGTCAAATTGTTTTTTGCCTTCCTCAGTAGCAATTTTTGTTCTTTCTACTGTTTTTTTAAGTTCTTCATTCTTAGCAATTAAAGCATCTTTTGTTTTTTGAAATTCTCTTGATAGTTCAAGACCTTGTGTAATAACTAATCTATTTTTTAATTTTGTTAGTTCATCATTAGCTTTTTTAAGATCAGCTTCTAAATGTTCAGCACCACTAATAAGTTGAAAACCTTTTTGACCTTCTTTTATATCTTTTATTTTTTTCTCTAAATCTTCAATCGTTTTTGTTGTTGCTTCGATTCGTTGTTGTATATCTTTTGAACTACCCTCCTCCAGTATTTCATTAAATTCTTTTTGTTTATTTATTGCTTTGATAATTGCATTTGTAAGAAAAACAAAACCGCCAGCTATAGCTACTAAAGGCAAAGCGTTCATTGCAACAGCTAAACCTCCTGATGCAATAGCTAAAGCTTTAGTCGATAAAGCAGCGGTCGATTGTGCTTTAGCCATAGCTATAGCTCCAGCACTTGTCAATTTAAATTTTGCAATTAAAACAGTCAACGCTCCAGATAATATCGCTGACACAGCTATTAAACCTTTAGCAGCTAAAGCAATTCCTGTTAATACTAAAGCGGTTTGCCCCTCTGATGTTTGTAAGAAATTACTTGCACTAATAGTTAAATCCGAAAAAGCTGTAATAGCAGTTTTTAAAGCTGGACTTAATGCTTGTCCTATAGTTCTAGCTAATGAGTCAAAAGAATCCTGTAAAGTTGATAATTTACCATTTAAGGTTGTTGCCTGTGCTGTTGCTCCTCCAAAAAATGCCCCTCCCTCATTAGTTAAATTAATTAATGCCTGATTGACTTTATCAGCACCTATTTTCCCTTGCCTTTGTGCTTTTTCAAAAGCATCACCTTGTAATCCAGTAATACGTTTAAGTTCTGTTGTAATATCTACTCCTCTTTCTAATAACTGTAAATTCTCTTCTTGTTGCAATTTCCCTTTAGCCCTTATTTGTCCGAATGCGGCTGCTATACCTTGCAAATCAGCACCAGTAGCACCAGCGACCTCAGACAACCTTTTTGTAGTATCAACTAATTCATCAGTCTCAAACCCAAAAGCTTTCAATCTTTTTGTTTGTTCTATTAATTCACTACTTGTGAAAGGTGTAACAGCACCAAATTCTTGAAGCTCTTTTATTATTTTATTTGTATCTCTGACAGACCCAGTAAGAACTTCTAAGCTTTTTCTTTGTGTTTCTAACTCTGCTGTCTTAAAAAAAACAAATCTTGATGCACCAACTAATGCTATGGCAGAGGCAACTTTAGCAACTTGTGTTTGTAAACCACCAAAAGACTTTTGTAATTGATTTGTTTTATTATTAACATCCTGTAACGCTTTTGTTGCACCTCTAGCATCAACAGTTAGTTTTACATTTGCCTGTGCCACAAATAAAAAAAGCCTTTATTATATATTACCTTGAATTGCGTTTTTGTCGTTGCATAGCTTTTTTTTCTTCGTCAGCTTTTATTTCATAATATCCAGCCCAATAGATAAGCTCTGCCTCTGTCATGTTGAGTCTCAGTTCTTGAACTGTTTTGCCGAGTTCTGTTGCTAGGAAAAACTCAAATCTAAGCCAAGCATCCCCGCTTATTCTTTTTTTGCTGTATTAATATCTAGTTCAATATCATTCAAGAAAAGTTCTAAATCATTTAAAACTTTTTCTGGTAATTGTCTTTGAAGAATAGGTGCATCTGACATATCAAAAGCTAAAGTTCCATCCTCTTTCTCTGCCATCTGACAAAGAAGTTGGGTTGATATAACTAAAGCATCAGCATTAGCACCCGCTAGTTGTTGTGCTTTGACTCTTGCATATCTGGTAATAGGTTTAAAGTACAAAGTCATTATGACTTCATCTTTTGAGTTTTTTACATCAAATTTTCTTCTTGTGACCATTTCATCTTGAAATGCTCCAAGTAATATGTCTGCTGATCTTTGAGTTGCCATAAATAAATGCGAAGAATTTTACTTTTTAAATTGCTGAGGTAATTGTGCCAGATGGCTTAAATGTGATGCTAATTGTGTTTACGTCACCCATAGATGAACTCTGTTCAAAATTAGTAATTAAGCCACTAAAACTTATTTTTTTAGTTCCGCTTGCACTATCAGGGAAAAGCTCAAAAGATGCTGTTCCAGCGTCACCTGTAGTCAATACACCATCAACAAAAGTAGCTGTCTCGCCAGATGCCGCAGCGTCATAGACAAGTTCTGCACTTCCTTCACCCTCGATAAGTCCCCCAACAAATGATTTGAAAGTATCACCTTGCACAGTGGTTTCTTGTGTATCTTTAGTGATAGACATAGACCATGATCTAGTGCCTAGCACTGGGTTAACTGAAGAGCCGCCATCATCAAATTTGACTTGCCCGACATCACCTTTAACAGCAGCCATAACAATAAAAAATAAATATTTATAATTATATTACCCTTTTTTTGGGTTTTTTACAGCTTTTGCGTCTGCTTTTTGCTTTTCCATATATCGTCTACATTGATGATCCCAGTATTGTGGTTCTCTTCTGCCTTTTACAGCTTCGATAGCGTCTAGCATTTCTTCTGTAATTTCCATAATTAAAGATCCTCAAATATTTGAAATGTCACTCTAATTTGTGTTTGAAACTTGCCTTGTGGGTTTGACTCAGAAACTTCTGGCCCTACAGGTGAATCAAAAATGACATTTGAAACTGTAGTTCTATTGTATAAGTCCCTTATTCGTTTGCAAATAGTAAAGTTTTCTCCAGATCCGACACCTTGCTTTGTAAATACATTTATAACAACTAAACCAGCTAGAAAGTTTGTTGAATTTGTACTGCCGCCCTGCGTTAAATAATCATTTGACGCAAAACTTATAGTGCATTGGATAAAAGTATCAACATTTGAAGCATCAAAAGGAACATTTGAAAAAACAACTGGAACTGGTCGCCCTGTCCTAAATTCATCCCTTAATCTTGTTTCAATGGTTGATCTTACTGTGTTTAAATTTACTTCAGCCATTTATATGCCCCGTACTATTTTTTCATATTCTTTTTTGGCATAAACTTCTAATTCTTTACCTATTAACTCAGGAAACCCCTCAACAGTATTTTGTCTGGTTCTATAAACACCTCCCCAAGATGGTGGTTTATTTATACCAAAACATACTGGCTCTGCATAAACGACATTGTTTATTATTGTTCCTTCAAATGGCTTGATCTGTGTCTGCCAAGATGCTCTCAGCCTACCTGAGTCAACTGGGGTTGCGACCTTAACTCTTACAGTCCATTCTAAAGTAGTTGCAGCTACTAAATCCACAACTGCTTCCCTCATAACACCAGCTATTTCATTAAGTTCTATTTTTCTTGCCATCTTTACCTCAAGAACAGATCAAAGCTTATAGCTGTATTATCTTGCTCATTTGTATTAATTTGAATGACCTTATATTCTGTGC